GGAAGATCAATGTGTAACTTGTTGATGCGTGACAAAGATGTTGGAGCTTCCGTGGAACGTGTTTGTGTTGAACACCAGACAACTGGCCATAAACACATGTCGTTTTATGGGGGCGTATACACGTCGGCGAAAGCACGAGTTGGCACTTGTATGGCACCGGTAATTTCTGAGGGTACTTCCGTTATTGTGGGTTTCCACATTGGCGGGAATGAATCTAAGAGTATTGGAGTTATGCAAACATTGACCAAGGACTTGTACGATGACGTGTGCAAGAAACTTGATTCAATGCCTGGAGTTGTTTTGTCAGCAGAGGCTACTGAAATCCCAGAGAAACAATATGGGAAAGTAGTAGTTGCGTCGCCAGACGTTCATCCACATGCAAAGTATGTTCGTGCATTGGATGATTCTGCTTACATCGACATTTTGGGTTCAACTCGTTTGCGCGCAAGTGCTAAGAGTCGTGTACAACCATCGATCTTATCTCCTAGTGTTGAAAAGCATTTTGGAGTACGTAATCATTGGGGTGCACCTCGTTTGGTACCAAATTGGAAGGCTTTTAATGCTACTTTGGAACACATCGTGAATCCAAGTGACATGTTTTTGCCGACTAAGTTGGAGCGCGCACGCCGTGATTGGATCAAACCTTTGATTGAATTCGCGAAGGAGATTGGGAGTGATATCTCTCCTTTGACCGATAAGCAGTCAATTTTAGGTATTCCTGGTATGCGTTTCATTGATGCGTTACCAATGAGTACCGGAATGGGTTCTCCCATTTTTGGTCCAAAATCACGCTGGTTTACAGACGTGCGAGATGAAAATGGAGTTCTTTTGGATAGAATTCCTGACCCTGCTGTAGTTGAAGAAGTGAATCGGATTAAGAACTGTTGGAAGGATGGCGTGAGAGCGTATCCGGTGACTACCGCTACTTTGAAGGACGAACCGACTCCTGTTGAAAAGGAGAAAGTTCGTGTTTTCCAAGCTGGCGCTGTCGCGTTAAGTCTTTTGATTCGTAAGTACTTCTTACCGATTGCACGTTTGTTGTCGTTGAACCCATTGTTGTCTGAGAGTGCGGTTGGT